TACTGCCGTTGTCGTCCACATGGACGACGCCTTGCACGCGAGTCACATCAACATCAAGACCGTTTGTAGCGTCACCAGCAATGCCCACATTGCTGTCAAGAGTGCCATCAACCAACTTGACCCGCTGAAAATGGACACCGCTAACATCGTCCGTCGCAATGACGGACGAAGAAGGCACAGTAGCGGGGGTACCCGACTGAGTAGTAAGATTATCGGCCATTAGGTGTAAGTCTCCGTTGTGCGGTTATCCCAAGCAACTGAACCATAATCAGTCCACTTGGTGTACGTCGGATTGCCAGCGGTATCCAATCCAATCTTTTTGATTGTCCACGACGACGCACTGGTTGCCGCCCCCCTAGGAGCGGCTCCTACATAAATTGCAGTCGCCGTGAAGTCGTATGCGCGCTGCTCGCGCTCATCCTTAGGGGCATACTGTCCCCCACCAATATCCTCATAACCCAGAACCCTGACAAGATCACGAGCCTCCGTCAACTCGGGAACCTCGCCACAGCATCACGAGTAGCCACCGACTGCCCATCGGGCGTCAACGGCAACTTCTGCGGATTTGGCATATGAATATGAATCTGGATACCATTCGGCAAATCAATCTTCTTCTTGCCCTTAGTGTCCTCTTCCTCCAGCCGCTTCTTGCGTGACTCAATCCAACGCTTCAATTCCTTCGGATCAATCACAACGGCATCCCCTCTGGCGGCGGCACAGCACCAGCCTGTAACGCAGACATTTGGCCTGCCATCTGATCGGACGGAGCGGGCGGCACCGCTTCTGCGCCAGCATCTGAGGCCGCATCGGGGGCAGGAGGCACAGCCCCTTCAGGGCCAGCGGGAGGCCCAGCAGCGTCAGGAGGCATCATCGGCGGTGCCGCCACAATAAAGCGCTCAGGATTCTTAATACCAAAACCCTCACGCAAAACATGAGTCGCCAACGCAGCAGGATCAATAACCTGACCCACAAACGGAGCCATCGTATTCATCAACGCCACAGCCTGCTGACGACGAAAAGTCTCATTCTGCGGCTGAGTAGAACCACCCTCAACCTCAAAATCAAACTCACCCTCCACATCCTCACGGTTATACGGCACCCAAACCTGCGCACCCTGCTCCGTAGTGATCCGCGCTACCTGCTCGCTCGTCAAAAACACCTGAGCCAACTGCACCAAACGACTAGAAACCTCAGAAATAAAGGACTCAATACGAGCCAACTTATCCGCAGCACGAGCATTCGCCGCATCCTGAATAATCGACGCCTCAGTAGCCGTACGCCGAATTTCAGGCAAAGCCCCACGCATATACTCGTTCACACCCGTCACACGATCAATATCAGCCTCAATCGTCTGAGAATGCTGATTATAAAACATCGCATTCGCAGGATTTGTCGGCACAGGCGCAATCACGTCATTAAACGGGGTGTCATCACGAACGGGCACAAGCGCGTTCGTGTTACTGCTCGTCAACGCATCAATGCCATCCGTGTCCAAAGCATCCTTGCGAATCATGAACTTCGGGATATCCAATTTACGGGCCAACACCATCGCAGAACGAGTGTGATTCAACTCGTTCTGCAACGGCTCCATAGCCTCAATCTCGCCAATCGTATAAAACTGGTCAGGAACCTCATAGTTCCGCAACATCACAAACGGATGCCCATATGGATACGGGAACTCAATCGGCTTCACCAAGAAACCAACATCCTTCTGCTGATCCGCAAAAATACTCATCTCTCCACGAATCAGATCATAAAACTCCCACACCGTCACCCGCCCATGATCCTCAGGCACGTTCGACTTATTGTCCTCGTTGAACCACTTCAACGAACCATCAGCCTTCAACTTACGACGAGCCGACTTTGTAAACCGCTCATCCTTCCTAGCCACCTCAAGCGGCATCACAATCCGCTGAGCAATCCACTGAGCATCCTTCATACAAGTCGCCTCAGGATCAACAAACACATCAAATGGCGACACCCGCTCAAAGAACGGAACATCCTCCAAAACCTCGCTCACCCAGTCAGGTTCCGCAGCAGCCACATCCTGCTCCGTGGGCAAATCCTGCACCAAATCAGGATACTGGCCAGCAAAATCATCCAACTGCTGATTCTGGGTATCAAGCGACAAAGCCCGCTCATCATCCGTAACCTTACGCAACTCCTCCTTAAACCGCCAACCGACCTTACCCCAACCGTGGCCATACACAAGAAAGTCCTGCACAATACGACGGTTCTCATCACGGAAATCAAAATGACGCCACCAATAGTTAGTGATCGCCTCCACCATTGCAGCCTTATTCTGCTGGTCAGGGTCCTCCTGCCGTGACTTCACCGTAATCTTCGGATAGTTGACAGCCACACTAGGCCCAATCACGTTGATCGTGGAGAACGCAATCGCCACAGCAATACGGTCATCATCCGACCAGCCCGTAAACATCTTCAACCGATAAACGTCCCGCAGGCGCTTCCAAGTCTTGTCGTACTTCTCGTCCTCACGCCAACGCGTAGCCGCCGTAATGCGGTCACGGTAGCGCCTCAACAAGGCGCTGTCGCTGACCGCAGGAAGCCCACTATCCTGCGGGTTGCCCCACGTTGCCACTTCCCGCATACTCGGATCAATACCCGCCATTACACCCAACGCTCCCCAACAGGTTCAGCCTTCACGCCGTCGCGCTCACAGACTTCTTCCTGCTCTCGCTGACGTTCACGGATCGTCGCACCATGAAACTCTTCACGACCATACTTGTACGTCAAACCAATAGTATCGACCTTGCACGCAAAACACCCATCAACAACTTCTGGATGCAACGCCGCATGGATCTCATCCTCGCAGCGCGCGCACAAGCCCGTCATTTCCACACTTACCCTGTGTAAACAATCCTTCATAGAATTATAGGACCATTTGTCCCCCAAGGTAAACCTAGGAACCGACATTGCCAAACCCTCCAACATTATGAGCGCCCAAAGGAACAGCGTCTTCGCCGCTATCCCTGAGGATACGATTCTTAAAATAATCGAACGTACCAAAAGTCTCCGCAGGCTGCCGATACTCGGGAGCCACCGCAAACCGCAACATCTGATACGCAATAGCCAACGCAATCACACGGTCATCAAACGGCGACCCACCCATCTGCCCGCGTTCATTCCGCACATACGTCAACATCTCCCCAATAGTAGCCTTATCGTGAATCCTGAATCCCTGACGCACAGCCATACTCAACTCGTCAATCATCAACGGCTTCGACGCCTTCGTCGTCAACCAACCGATCTTACTCTGACGATTCTGCCAAGTCGTCTTACCATCCAACTCGCGCCGCACATACACCTTCGGATACCCGTCCCGCTGTAACGCCTTGTTCGTTGTCAGACCATGGTTGTTAACCTCTACGGCGACAAGCGCCCGATTGTATCTCCATGCGGTTTTGGCGATCTCTTCTGCGAAGAGGTCGGGATCTATGTGTCCGTGCCATTCGGCGACTTGTTCGTGGGTTTGTAAGCAGATGACTTGGATGCAGGAGTAGTCTCCGTGTTCTAGTCCTTCTGCAACGTCGGCTCCGATGACGTATTGGTGGTCTAGAAGTGGTGGTACCCATTGCTTGTAGTTAGTTTCTGAAGATACCTTGAGAAACGTCGGAGAGTGCTTCGTGCCTTGTACGTCAGCGTCCAAATATCCATAGTCGGGTTCTGTCGTCTCCATTGCGCGTAGAGCATCCACATCGAACACGGGGTTTCCTGATCGGATGAATGCTTCTTCTGGGTTGTCGGGATATTCCTGTGCCAATTGCCATGGGAGCATATTGGCTTTCTTGACTTCGTACCAGTTGTCGTTTCGGTCGGTGTTGGCTGACCACGGGTAGAAAAGGTGTGTGAATTGGCTGTTGCCTGAGACTGCCTTGTTCCAGAATTCGTGGAAGAAGTTGCCTGCACCGTTGGCGGTGCTGAGGCCAACGACTCGTCCACCTACGTCGGTGACTGGTTCGATGGAGGCCCATGCTTCTTCTGCGTTTTCAAAGAAAGCCCACTCGTCCACGATAATGAGTGACACGGCACTACCACGGGCAGGGTCTTCTTTCGACGGCATCGATTCGATGCTGGACCCGTTGTCGAAGGTGATCTTCATCACGTTGCGGTCAATTCGTTTGGCGGCTCGTTCTTTCAACCATTCGGGGAGTCGCTTCCACGCGTAGTCGGTCTTGGCCAACAACTTTTGGGCTTCACGCTCGTTACGAGACAACATAACGATAACGTTGTCTGGCCAGAACATAGCCAACCAGAGACAGTATGCTGCGAAGAGAGTCGAATACCCAATCTGTCGGGCCTTGAGGATGATCACATAACGATCATTAATAACCTGCTTGAGGGTATCCAACTGGGCGTCACGCAGATCAAACAGCATGGCACCATACTCAGGATGCTGGATGTGGACGTTCTCCGTAAGGAAACGTACACACGCATCAAAGTCCTTGGCGGTCTTACCCCGCCAACGACGATACTTAGCCTCCTGTAGAAGTTCAGTCTTGGAGAACCCCACTACTGGTCACCCAACAAAGCGTCCAGTTCGGCCCTGAGTTCTTCATCAGACAAACCCGCAACACGAGCATCTTCAATCACAACACGCTTGGGCTGAAGACGATCAACATACTGAAGGTACAGGCTGGCAGCCTTGGTGTCGCCTCGGCTCGCCGCTGCCCACAAGGCGTCCACGACCGCTTGAATGCGGTCGGGACTTACGTTCAACTCGGCCAGACGCTGCTCGTATGCCTGCTTAAACCAACGATCATTCTGCCAACGGAAGATTGTGGACTCCGCAAACCCGTGATCGCGCGCCCATTCCTTCTTCGATCCCTGCCGCTGCGGATCGCACAACCACTCAATGTACTCCAGTTGATTAGCCGACAACAAGCCGTCCTTCAACCGTTCAACCGATTCATGTGCCACGATAAGCACCTCCTTCACCAACAGGGGACGGTTGTCCCCTTTGAATATGGAGATCATTTGCCCCGTCTGCGAAAACGTTCACGACAATCGCTTCAGCGATGACAGCGACTGGTGCGCCAACTGCGCCCAATCCTACCTAGAAGAACAAGCAAACGATAATACTTGACACAAGCCCACAAGCCTGTGTACACTCCAACACACAACACGGGACCCCCGTAAAAGCGGGACTAGCCCCCGACCGACAGGATCGGGGTGAGGCCAAGCCTCAGGATGCTAGGGACTGACCACCCTCGTAACGCGCTCGCACAATGTAGGACCCCCGATCAAAACGTGTAGCCTCCACAGGGGTCTACCTCAGAGGCTGCCCAAACACAGCAGCAAGCACCCAAATGGTGCTTGCGAAGCCACAGCAGGCCACACACAATTTGCGGCTACCTCCTTATATACTCTCTGAGGGCCGTACCCCCACCCCCCCCTGCCCCCCCCGTGAGGGGGGGGAGGACGGACTCGCTACCGCTCGCCCCCATCCCTCCTGCTCACGCACACACTAGCCCACCAGCAAGACTAAAGAGAGCCAGCGCGAAACAGCACGCTGCCTAGACTAGTCTCGTGTGTGACTAGAGTGGGTTGGCTCTTCCGCCCACCGCCTCTTCGAGGCGGGCGTCGATCCTTCTTGACATAAGGTCAAGAGCGGCGCTCCCAATGGGGGTTGTTGAGATGAACCAGTACCAGTGCGCTGACTGCCACGATCAGGCCATCGTGGACAACGAGCCGCAGTTCCAGACCACGCTCATTGACGACGAGCGCGGGTTGCGTTACGTCTGCCCTGCTTGCCACCACGCAGCGGTCACGCAGTACATCAAGGAGGACCACGACGGCTTCTACGCCGCCAGCGCTCACCACGCAGCGGTTCAAGTCTCCAGCCTGTTCACGGCGATTGAGTGCTGCGAGATCGCTCGTGCCCTCGCCCTGCTGGGCAAGGAGTACAAGGCAGCCGAAGAGGCCAAGGGCTACGACTGGCAGAACTCCCGAGGGCGTCTGACGATGCTCCGCCTACACTCCATCTTCAAGGAGGCCGAGGACCTCGTATAGCACAGCCCTCAGGGGGCCAGCCGCAAGGCTGGCCCCCTCGCTGCGCGGCATCACCCATCACCCACCTACTGGAGGTTACAGTACAAATGAGCATCTCCATCCACAACTATGGCCCGCCGAACTGCTGGTTCTGCGGTGAGCCGAACCAGATTGACGACCACGACATCGACTGCCCGTCCTGCGGCGTCTTCTCGGACTCGCACGAGGCGGTTGACTCTGCCCTGTGGAACCTGAGCCGTGCGCTCTTCGGTTGCCGCTGCTGGAACTGCGACGAGGTCTACCCTGTGGACACGACGCACCAGTGCGTAACCGTGCTGGCGTGGTGGGATCAGGAAGTGGCAGCAGAGCGTGCCGCTCACGAGCGTCGCCAGCAGCCCGCCATCGATTCGATGGACGAGCCGTTCTAGGGGGGTCGGGGATCAGCCTTCGGGCTGGTCCCCTTCGCCCGCGGCAAGCACTCTCTTGCGTGGTGGGCCTCGCCCCCCGCAAAGTACGACGGGGGGGTCGGCCCCTTGTTGATTCTGTCAGGCAATCTCAACTCAGGAGGAATACAGTTATGAGCGTTTCCAAGGTAACTCTAACCCACGACTCTGGTGTGATCGACATCGAGTTCGTGGGGGGTGGAAAGGTCCAGTTGACAAAGCGTGCTTCGGCTGGTTCCAAGAAGGCACTGGCAGTGCTGGAACTCCACCCGCTGCCCCAGTTCAGCACGGGTCGTGCGACGCTGGTCGGTGCGGTGATGAACGTCGTCGCTTCTGGTGTCGACCAGTTCGACTCGCTCGGTACCGTCTACTGCTGAGCGCAAGGGGGTCGGCCTTCGGGTCGGCCCCCTTTCGCCGCGTGACATTCCCAACGTTAGGAGGCTACAGTGTACTGGTTCGCTGGTGCTGAGTGTCGGTTCTGCGGTGAGCAGATCCGTGAGGACGCTGACAGTAATGTCTGCGAGGACTGCCAATCTCGGATCGATGAGCGCGTTGAGCGCGTCGTGAGGACGGTGCGTGAACTGTTCAAGGCTGAACTGGTTGAGGTGTTGGACAACTACTAGGCGTGAGGGGGTCAGCCGTGAGGCTGGCCCCCTTGGCCGCGTGTAACGGATAACGGGTTCGGATGTGCCGCACTGCTTCTACGAAGCACGGCACATCCGTTGATTGACAAGGAGAAAACAGTGAACCTGAACATCGACCAGCAAAAAGCGTTACAAAAGATCTGCCGTGAGGGGATGGAGGGGATCGTAGCGTCCCGCCCGTGGGGTGTGAAGGTCGCCCTGTGGGACCTCATCTGGACGGTGGTAGACCCGCAGCCGAAGGTGTCTAACTCGGACCTCGCGGAGTCGATCCTCATCACGCTCCTCGGCAACGAGGTGGCAACGTACGTCCTATCGCTAATGGAGGGTGCTGACAAGTACCCTGTTCCGCAGGACGACTTCTAGACACTCGGGGGACCAGCCTTTGGCTGGTCCCCCTTGGCCGCGTGCCGCCCCAGAATGAGCGCAACCCAGCCCGCTCGGTGTCGGCAGTATTGGTTGGGGCCTCGCTTGGATGTGCGTGACCAAGCAGGTTGTCAGCGCAGTTGATGGGGGGCCAGCCTTCGGGCTGGTCCCCTTTCGGCGCGTGTAATACTTCCCCGAGTTAGGAGCAAGAATGCGTTTAATCTTCATCATCATAAAGGCCGTATTCGATGTGGCGTCTGGCAACGTCACCCAGTTCTAGGAGGAATCAGTAATGATCACGTTCGGTAACATCTTGGAGAAGATGTTGTCCAACACCTGTCCTTACGGCGACGTCATCATCGATGGCGTCTTGTGGGACAGGTTCGTGTACGACCTCCACTGCTCGGAAATGGTGGTCATGGCACGGTTCATCAACGGAAAGTGCGTCATCCGCAGCGTGAGTTTCGGATGCGAGTCGATGTCTTCGGGCTGTACTTCGTGTGACACGACAACGTACGACGAGGTCGTACAAGAAGGGAGCAAGTAATGAAGAAGCGCAAGGCAGACAAGATCATCGCTCGTCGTCAGGCTGACTTCGATGCGATGGAACGCAGCAAGGACAGCAAGGGACTGTACTACATCCTGCAGGGTCGAGGCTTCCACAAGCCGTCCAGTCCAAAGAAGTAGTCGGCAGACTAGCCGCAAGGGCTAGCGTGTTGGGGTGGCCCCCTCCCGCCTCGGTGAGGCGGGGGCCACCCCTATCATAGCAATAACCAACAATCAGGAGGAACCAATGAACACTTACATCACCATCGTCGGCAACATCGTTGCCGATCCCATCGTCAGCGATTCCAGTAACGGTAAGGCGTGGATGCGCTTCCCTGTGTACTCCACGCAGCCTGCGTCGCCCGATGGGCGTTACGCCGAGAAGACCAGTAAGTATCAGGTCCGTGTCTTCAACGGCATCGTGGCCAGCGCGCAGCGCATCCTCACGAAGGGTATGCCTGTCGTGATCTACGGGGAACTCTCCACCGAGGAGTACACCCGTGAGGACGGATCGAAGGGTCAGTCCACGAACGTGCGGGCACTGTCGATTGGTGTGAACACCATCGGTCTTCAGTCTGTCCAGCGGACGGCCCCGAAGGCCGCCCCGAAGCAGAACGTCCCTGAGGACACGTTTGCCGAAGAGGCTCTGTAGCAGGTCCCATCCCTCGGCGGGGCACGGGCATAGCCC